TGAGGCGGCTGGTCCGGGCCGGATCATGGGTGACGTGGCGGTCGAGACCGGATTCCGCCACTTCTGGCTGCGTCCGGTGGATGGCATGGCGACGACCAAGCTGACCCAACGCATCGGCTGGTTCCCGACTCGGGAAAGCAAGGTTGCGATGTGGGGCGCGTATCGAAGGTTGCTGTTCGACGGTGCGTTTGAGAACCCATCCATCGATGCGATCAACGAATGTGGGGAGTTCGTGTACACTAATGGGGGTGTCGAGCACGTTCGTGCGGTGACGGCACAGGACATTTCGGGGGCTCGGATGAATCACGGAGATCGTGCGACTGCGGACGCGCTCGCGGCCTTGGCCCTCGGGCCTCGATTGGCTGCGCGTGAGACGCTTGTTCGCCGCGATGCGGAGCCTGATCCGCGATCGATGGCGGCTCGTCGACGGATCGCCCGTGAATCCGAGGCATCTGCGGCATGGTGAAGCCCGAGCGTCTGTCGACGGCCATCGAGTGGTCTCGCCTGCGGATGCAGCCGTTCCGGGAACGCCGGATGGCCGCGATTCGCCAGTACCTGGGCGCCCATTACGGCATGGGTGGCGACCGCATGCCGCTCAACATGGTGGAGTTGGCGATCGGAATCTTCCGTCGTGAGCTCGCCGCGCGTAATCCTGGCGTGATCGTGAAGAGCCGCTCCCGCGAGCTGTCTCCGGTCGCGAAGAAGCTCGAGCTCGCGGTCAATCACGTCCTGAACGAGATGGATCTCGCGCGGACGCTCCAGGAAGTGGTGTTCGACGCGATCTTCTCGGTGGGTGTGGTCAAGATCGGGGTCACCGAGGTCGATGGCGCTCGCGGGTTCCGGCACGACGGCGACCTGCCGTTCGTCGATCCCGTGCTGCTGGACGATCTGGTCCTCGACATGCGGGCGGCACGCTGGGAGGCCCAGCAGTTCATCGGCAATCGGTACGTCCTGCCGTTCGAGGTCGCCAAGAAGTCCAAGCTCTACAACCTTCGGGGGAAGAGCCCGACCCGGCCCACGCCATGGAACGAGACCGGCGACACCCGCCAAAGCACCCTGAGCACCCAGGGGCTGATGGATGAGGACGCCGAACTCATGCCCACCATCGAGATGTGGGACATCTGGCTCCCGATGGAAGGCAAGGTCTGCACCTACACGGCTGACGACTCCGGGAAGATCGAGTGCGACCGACCTGTGCGTGAGGTCGAGTGGGACGGCCCCGAGGAAGGCCCGTATCTGGCGTTGGGCCTCGGCGAGCTGTCCGGCAATCTGATGCCGATCCCGCCGATCAATTCGCTGCTCGACATGAACGACGCGATCAACCGCTCGTTCCGCAAGCTGGTGCGTCAGGTCGATCGCTCCAAGAGCGTGACCATGGTCGCTGGCGGTGCCGACGAGGACGGGAACCGGATCGTCGAGTGCGACGACGGCGATGTCATCCGCGTCGACAGGCCTGAATCGATCCAGCAGGTGACCTTCGGGGGCGTGGATCAGAGCACGCTTGCATTCACGCTCCAGATGCGAGACCTGTTCTCGTACGCCGCTGGCAACCTGGACGCGATGGGCGGGCTGTCCAACTCGGCGGAGACGCTCGGCCAGGAGCAGATCATCCAGGCGTCCTCGAGCCAGAAGATTCGCGACTATCAGGCCCGGATGCTGACGTTCACCCGTCGGATCGTCCGGCACGTCGCGAGCTACGTCTTCCACGATCCCGAGACCAAGTGGCAGATCATGCTGCCGCTGTCGGAGCGTGGCATCGAGATTCCGCTCGAGTTCACGCCCGAGGAACGCGAGGAGGACGACTTCCTCGAGATGGAGTTCGACATCGCTCCCGCGTCCATGCAGGATCCGTCGAACGTCCAGCGTGTCGAGATGATGTCCAAGGTGGTCACGCAGTACCTCGCGCCGCTGATGCCCGCGATGCAGCAGCAGGGGACCACCATCGACGTGTCCGCCTTCGTCCGGGAAATGGCGGACCTGACCAACACGCCGGAACTCAAGGATCTGGTGGTCCCGGCACAGATGGCCCAGGAAAGCGTCGCCCGGAATGTGCAGGGCGAAGGCGTCGGTGCGACCCCGGCGAAGAGCCCGATCACGACGCGACGCTACGAACGGATCAACCGATCGACCGGGGGAACCCGCGCCAGCCGAGACAACATGGCGGTGCGGGCGCTTTCTGGGAGCGAGCTCACGCCCCAGGAGAACAACGCCATGAGCAAACCGTATAGCTGATGCCCACATACATCTACAGACGGGGGAACGGCGAGCTCGTCGAACTGGTCATGTCCTATGCCGAGATGCAACGTCGGCAGAAGGACGGCCAGATCCAGCACGCTGGAGAGACCCTGACCAGAGACATCGCGGCAGAACACATCGGGACGGTGCCGACCTGCAAGGGTTGGCCCATCTGGTCCGATGCGGCTGCGGTGCATCCCAGCCTTGTTCCGGAGACGAGAGAGAAGATGGCTCGCAACGGCGTGCATGTGGACTTCTCACCCGATGGAAGGCCGAAGTTCGAGAACGCCGCACATCGTCGTGCGGCACTGAAGCAGCTCGGCCACTTCGACAGGAACTCGTATGTCTGATACCGATGTCAAGGATCCCGAAGTCGAGGAAGCCGACTCGTCCACTGAAACCTTGGATGAGGAAGCGGAGACGAAATTGGATGACGATCCTTATGATGTCACCGATCCTTCGTTGGAAGATCCGTCGTGGGGTGATCCCGGCGACGAAGACGACTCGAAGGTGACTGAGCCCGACCGGGGGGCGGACGACGAGGGGGACGAAGGCGAGGCTGATGCCGAACCGGAGTCCTCATCGCCGCCCAAGCCACAGAAGCGGACAGTGATCGCGGACGAGGACGACGGTCCCGACCCCGATTTCGACCCGCAGAAGTTCCTGGACGAAGAACTCGCCAGGGAGGTCGCTCAGGCCCGTGCGGAGATCAAGAAGCTCCGTGCGATGCTGGATGGTGCCGGGATCGTGGCCCCGCAAGAGGCTGCGGTCGCGAAGGTCGGCAAGCAGTTTCCCGACACGTTCGGCGATGGCGTCAGCCTCACCGAAGAACAATCCGAGGCCCGAAGCAGGCTCACCGAGGCTGCCGACGTGTTGCGCCAGACCTATCGAAAGCGCGGCAAGTCGGTGCCAGAGTGGGATCAACTGCTGAAGGTCGCGATGAGCGTCGAATTTCCTGATCTCGCACAGCTTGCGGAGAACGCGCGGATCAAGTCCAAGCGTCGCGAATCCCAACGCATCTCGAGGCCCACGCCTCGCGAGTCCGACCTGAGCCCCACCGAAAGGGCGGTGCGAAAGGCCCGGCAGATGATGCTCGAGAACGCGGCGACCGAGACCGATCCGTTCGACATCCGCTAAAGGGGGAATCCCATGGCTATTCAGCAGGATCAGATCAAGGATCTGATCACCACCACTCAGCGTGAGCTGGGTGAACTCAAGTTCACGGAGCTCGTCAGCGACATCCAGGAGCATGTCGCGATGTCCGAGCTTCTCCGCAAGAATCGCGTCAGCTTCGAGTCCGGCACCGGGGTTCAGTGGAACCTCATGATGGGCCACTCGCTTTCTGCCAAGGAGGTCGGCCTCTTCGAGGTTGACAGCCTCGACATCCAGGACCAGATGGTGACCGCCAACATTCCGTGGCGTCACGTCACCGTCAACTACGCCATCGAGCGTCGCGAGATCGCGATGAACCGCGAGCCCCGTCGGCTCGTCGAACTCATCAAGATCCGTCGTTCCGATGCGATGGCGTCCCTCGCCGAGCTGATGGAGCAGCGGTTCTGGACCGCGCCTCCGTCCTCGAGCGACACCAAGCGCGTCTACGGGTGCCAGTACTGGATCGCCCACAACGGCAACGCGGGTGATGGATTCACCGGCGGCGCCCCGTCCGGCTTCACGGATGTCGCGGGCCTGAACCCCGACGACTACCCGCGTTGGCGGAACTGGTCGGCGAACCACGACGGCGCCGACGACCTGGCCGACATGGTCGTCAAGTGGCGTGAAGCCGCCGTGAAGACCATGTTCAAGCCCATCCCGAACGTGACCAACGCGCCCTACGGCACGGGGAACACCTACGGGTACTACACCAACTACGACGTGCTCGGCAAGCTCGAGACCCGTCTGAACAACCAGAACGACAACCTCGGAAACGACCTCGCCCCCAAGGACGGCAAGGTGATCTTCCGTGGCGTTCCGGTGACCTACGTCCCCTACATGGACCGCTCGACGGCGAAGCCCGTCTACGGCATCAACTGGGGCAAGTTCCGTCCGGTGTTCCTCAACGGCGAGTTCATGCGTGAGATGGGTCCGGAGACCGCTCCGAACCAGCACACCACCTACGTCACGTTCGTGGACACCACTCTCAACTTCACCTGCTACGACCGTCGTCGCAACTTCGTGCTTGCCGACAACGACACCGCTGGCAGCAACCTCGGTCTCTGATCGGAAAGGACTTCAACCATGGCACAGAGCCTTGTGACCTATCTGGGCGGAGCCACCAAGTCGAGCGAGTGGCTTCGTGCCGCCGCCGACCCGGCTGCCGCAATCCACTTCTTCGACGACGGGTTCTCCGCCGGTGCGTTCTCGGCGGACACCTCGCTCGACGGCGCTGGCGTCGGTGGTCGCATCACCGCCAGCCCCGGCACCACCACCACCAGCACCACCTCGGCTGCGGTCCTGTTCAGCGGGCCGTCCAAGGTCGCCTTCGAGTGCAAGGGCCAGT